GGCGCAAGAGGGGTTAATAATCTCAGCTCAAACTTGATGCTGTCATTGTTCCCTACTAATCTAAAGTTCTTCAGACTTCTCGTCAGCGATAACGCCTTCGATGAATACGGCGATCAAGCGGAGCAAGTTAAGGCAGAGGTAGATACTTCTTTAGCTACGATTGAGGAGACTGTTTTCGAGGAGATTGAGGATAAGAATCTTCGCCCTGTCATCTTCGAGGCTCTAAAGAACCTCATCATTGCTGGCAACTCGTTACTCTACGTTCAGCCAGACGGCAACATCCGCAACTATGCGTTGGAGGACTATGTTTGCCACCGCGACATCGAGGGCAATCTGACTGATTTAGTTATTCGTGAGCAGATTTCTAAGACCGTTGCTGAGAATCTAGGCATTGACACAGAGCTTCCTAGCGATGAGCGCGTTATGGATAACGACAAGAATATAGACATCTATACTTGCGTTAAGCTAACGGACAACAACGAATACCACATCTACCAAGAAGTTAATGGCAACGTCTTAAAGGACACAGAAGAGTATGTGCCTTTGGACAAGCTACCTTTCCTACCTTTGCGCATGAGTAAAGTAACTGGGGAAAGCTATGGGCGTTCTTACGTCGAGGGTCTTTACGGAGACTTGCGATCGCTTGAAGGATTGACAAAGGCTATGGTTGAAGCGGCAGCAATCTCAGCGAAGATTGTGTTCATGGTTAATCCAGCCTCTACGACTAGAGCGCGTTCTATTGCACAGGCAGAGAATGGCGATGTCATCAATGGTAACTCGGCAGACGTTACTACGCTCCAAGCGAGCAAAGGCGCGGATATGAATGTCGCCTTCCAAGCAGCTCAGAACATCGAGCAACGCTTGGCTTTTGCGTTTAATCTGTTAGACAATGCACTTCCAGCTGGAGGTCGCACTACGGCTACAGAGATAAACCACCTTATTAGCAGTTTAGAGAAAGTGTTGGCTGGAACTTATGCCATGCTTTCGAGTGAGTTTGCGCGACCATTGGTGCGCATTATTGTAAACCGTCTTACAGAAGAGAAGAAGATTCCAGAGCTACCTAAAGAGGTTAAGCTAATCATTAGTACAGGGGTCAGCTCTTTAGGCAGAACATCAGACTTAGAGCGTCTACAGCAGTTTGTTGGCATGGCGACTCAGATGACTCCAGAGGCTTATGGGCAAGTGGTAGATCAACGAGCATTGATGCAAGCCCTAGTCAGAGCAGTTGGTGTGGATACGAACATATTGAAATCAGATGAGCAGCTCCAACAAGAGCAACAGCAAGCTATGATGGCTCAACAGCAACAAATGGAACAACAACAAGCCATGATGCAACAGCAACAGGCTGGTCGTGTAGTAGAAAAGGTTGCACCTCAATTAGTTCAACAAGCCCAACAGGAGCAAGTAGATGAGTGATAATTACAATGAGCATACTGGCTCGATAACCTTTACGGATAACCCAGAAAAGCCAGCTTTTAGCGAAGCTGACGTTAAGTTTCTTGAAGAGCAGAAGGCTGCCAATGAGCCTAAAGATGAGAAAATCTTAGGGAAGTTTAACAGCCAAGAGGATTTGGCAAACGCATACAAAGAGCTGGAGAAGAAGTTACATGAGCCATCTGAGAATAAAGTTCAAGCTGACGATGCTGAGACTCCAAGACTACCTAGCGATGAAGTTAGCGAGTCTAGTGATGAAGAGGAGTCTGCCGTCAATGAGGAGGAAGAAGTTGATACCTCCAGTAACGAGGAAGGAGAAGGTATTGCTGAAGCTTATAAGGCTCTGCAAGAGACTGGCGAAATAACCGAAGAGGTTTACGAGAAGTTCGAGAAGGCTGGTGTGCCTAAAGAACTCGTCGATCACGTCCAAGAGCTAGAGAACTACAAGCAAGCTAACGAGATGAAGTCGGTTACTGCGGATGTCGAGGACTACCCAGCACTACAGAAGTGGGCTGGCGATAACTTGTCTGAATCAGAAATAGACATCTTCGATGGCATCATAGAGAACGGTACTCTTGAGGAGATGAAGTTCGCTGTGAACAACTTGAATGCTCGCATGAAGGGCAACACAGCACCAAGGCAATCTAGGCTAATTAAAGCTGACGCGATTGCACAAGCGGAGGGTGGCTATGAGTCGCAAGCACAAATGCTTCACGACATGGCAGACCCACGCTACAAATTAGACTCGGCTTTCCGAGAAGCAGTTGCTCGCAAGGCATCTAAATCAAAAATCTAAATCAATGAATACTACAGCAAGCCTCTCCCTAGCCGTTACGACGGCAAGCGTGTTGAGACAACTTCAAGAGAGCGTTCATTTGTTTCTTACTTTCGAGATAGGCGTAAAAACCAATCTCACACACCGCCCTTTTAATGAGGGCATAACTGTCTAAACACACAGGAGTTTTATTATGGCAGACATTGGCGTACACTCGCACACTAACTTTCTTACCGTCTATGGCGGAGAAGTAGTGCTTGCATACAACGAAACATCACAGCTAAAAGACCGCTTGATGAATCGCTCGATCTCATCTGGTAAAAGCGCAAGCTTTCCAACATACGCAGTAGAAACTGCAAAGATGCACACTCCTGGAGAGGACATTCTAAGTTCTCCAACAGGCGATAACGCATCAACCGCTACTTCTAGCGAAAAGACTATTGTAATAGATAAGCTTATCTATGCAGCACAGCTTGTCGATGACCTCGATGAGATGAAAGCTCACTACGATATTCGTGGCTCACTAGCTTCACAGTCTGGGTCAGCACTTGCTATTCAGCATGATGCTTTCCTATTGGCTGCTATGGGCAAGGACGCTACAACAACAGAAACTTTAGCTGCTACCGCTGCTTACAGCGCATCGGCTCAGTTTGCTACTGATGCAGAATTACTAACAACAATCGAAAACTGTGCAACTAAGTTTGACAACTTGGCTGTTCCAGCTGGCGAGCGTTGCTTGGTTCTTCGTCCTTACGAGTTCTATCAACTACTAAATACTGACGCAGCTCTAGGGCGCGACTTTAATTCAAGTGGCGATCGCTCAAAAGGTCAGCAATCATTCAGCTACTTAGGCTTCGAGATTCTATCAATGAAAACTCAAGCTGATTACGGTGGCAAGAACGCTGCAGCTCAAAAGGCTGCTGCTGGTTTGCTTGACTTTGGTGGCGTAGATCCTACAACTGACCACTCATTCGATGGCTCACTTTGGTGGGCAACAGCATTCCATAAAGGAGCTGCTGGAACAGTAACATTGAAGGGTGTAACAGCAGAGGCTAACTACATTCCAGAGCGTAACGCAACGCTCTTAAACACAAAGATGGCTATTGGTGTGGATTCAATCCGCCCAGACGGCATCATCAAGATTGTCGCTAACGACTAATCTGTTTACTATTTGGGTGGGGTGCTTTTGCACCTCGCCCTTCCTTTAACAAAAATTAAATTATGGCAATCAGAGCGCACACAACAGTATTCCAAGCAACCCGCGAAGATGATAGAGGTCGGACAGTAAAGACTGCACACACTTATTCATTCGCAAGCGTTGCACAAAACGACTTCACTTATCCTATTAGCCTTGCTGGCGCAAAGTCAGTATGGGTTTCAACCTCATCCGTTGAGGCTGCGGAGTTCTACCTACCTCTTTATGAGGCTGGGGCGATAGATGTAGACACCAACCCTACAGCACTAATGCAAACTTCTTTTGTTTCAGATGGAAGTAGCGAGAGAGCTGGTATTGGTTTTGACCTTATGGCTCCAAGCACATCTGGGGCTGGCTTTATCGGTGGCAACAATATGCCTCCAGCATTATCTGTGAAGCAAACAGGTAGCACAACCTCAACTATTCTAATACACATTACTTACTAGAATGGCAACTCTAAACACGACAACAGAATTAGAAGCAGTAAACACAATGTTGCAAACCATTGGGGAGTCGTCTGTAACAACTGTTAGCGGAACTTTACCTTACGAGGTATCGGTCGCTGTTACGATCTTGAAAGAAGTTGCTCGTGAGATTTGCATGGATTCCTACGTCTTTAACACCGAGGAGGACAGGGTTTTAACCGCAGACGGTAGTGGTAACTACTTAGCGACAACCCCTCAAGATTATGTGCAAGTGCGCAATCAAGGCTCTGGCGAAGATTATGTGATTCGTAGCGGTAAGGTCTACTCTATGAAAGACAAGACAGACACGTTTACTGTCGGAGACACAATCACTATCACAGGCGTTTACTTACTAGACTTCCTAGACTTGCCAGAGGCAGCAAAGCGTTACTGCGTTATCCGCGCAGCACGAACCTACGCCGATCGTATGGTTGGCTCGAAAGACATTCGTGCCTTTAGTGAGCGTGATGAGCTTGAGGCTAAGGCTAAATTGACTGACTACGAGTTCGGCATAGATAGAATCAATATGCTAAACGACAGCACCTCTGTATCTAATTCGCTTATTCGACGCGCATAATGGCTTACACACGCAAGAACATCAAGAACCTTACAGGTGGTGTCTCGCAACAGCCAGACTCAGAGCGTTTTGACAATCAATGCACCGCGCAGACTAACTTCTCGGCTGACCCAATTAAGGGGCTGACTAAACGTGCTGGCACTAATTATGCGCGGTTGATAAATGATGGCGAAGCATCGCTACAACACGCCTCCAAGAACACGTTTACCCATGTAATCAATCGTAGTTCTGACGAGCAGTTGATGCTTGTTATTGGCTACGATGGCGTAACCGATGATGCCGAGCCAGATATTTCTTTGTTGAAGCTGAACCCAGAGACAGGCGACGAAGAGGTAATGACGCTGAAGGCTGCTGACGGAACTACCGCCCTTGATGTTGCTGGTGGAGACTCGGACATTAACTACTTAGATGTAGCTAACAGCCACGACACGCACCCCTACTCAGCAGTAACCATAGCTGACTACACGTTCATAGCAAACAAGGACAAGACACCAGCATTAAAGGCAACGACATCTGGTGGCATTGGTATGTATGAGCGTGGACACGTTAAGCGTGGTGTTCTCTTCATCCAAGAAGGTGCATACGATTCTGAGTATACTGTCAAGGCGACGGACTCGGAAGGCACAACTCGTTTGATTAGGGCAAGAACCACAAATTCTGGTCAAGGTGTTGCTGGCGGTGCTTCTGGCAATACTGGCGCGATGGACGCTAACTCGGACTTAATTGCTGGCGCACTACACAAGTCTCTTGAGGCTGGAATTGATAGTGCAGACAATGTGGCTTTTACGACATCAAGCTCCGCAACCTACACAGATGTAAGCACGAACATTCGTTACACATGGTCAGACGACAGCTCTGACTTTACCTTTAATGATACTTCTGGGGGTAGCAACTATGATGGAGGCAATGTAGCTTTTACAGGACAGCCAGCAGATGCCGACAAGATTACTATTACAGGTTGTGATGGATCGAACACCGTAAAAGTCTTTGAGTTTGACAGCAACAGCTCTGTCGCTGGAGGAAGTGCTACTGTAACTATAGGAACTACGTTGTTGGACACGATGGAAAACCTTGTTGCAGCCATAAATGCCTTGACCGCGACGCTCAGTCTAAGCGCACATCTTGTATATGATGAAACAGAATCTGTATACAAAGTGTTTGTCCACTCCACTCGTGAAGGGTCTGTCCATGCAAGCGCAATAGCTGGCAACATGGTTGAGACTACAGATAGCGGTGGCGTAATGACTGTTACAGCGATAGCTGGAGCGGATGGAACTGCTAGTAGCTCTACTGCCCCTGTTAGAAACCAAATACATTTCCAACGCCAAATAGCCCAAACAGGCGGAGACACAATAGGCTCTGTTATTACTTGGTACGCTAGTTACGCGACAAAGGCGGAGGCAGACGCATCTCCTATTAACATTGAGATAACTGACAGCTACGGTAACACCATGGCTTCGTCTTACACAGATGTCCTAGACAACTTGAAAGCGTTGCCGAAGATTGCGCCAAACAACTATGTGTTGAAGATAGAGGGCAACGAAGAGACTGATACCGACGACTACTATGTTAAGTTTACTGCTGACGATGAGAACGCTACCACAAACGAGTTCGGTAGCGGTAAGTGGAAAGAGGATATGGCTATCGGTGTTCAGTATCAGATAGACGAGACTACTATGCCTCATCAGCTTGTCAAGGTAAACGACACCACCTACAAGTTTCAGCCAGCCACATGGAGCGATAAAAAGGTTGGCGACGCGGCACTAGATCCAGCCCCTTCATTTATTGGCAAGTCGATTAACGACATATTCTTCTACAAGTCTAGGATGGGATTGCTTGCTGGAGAGAGCGTTATTCTTTCAGAGGTAGACGACGCGGAGAACTTCTGGCGGTCATCGGTTGCGAACTCCATAGACTCAGACCGCATCGACATCTCCTCATCTGTGAATGAGATTACATATCTCAACTGGGCTATTCCTTTTGCGAATCAGCTCGTTATCTTTTCAGACAGAGCGCAGTTCCTACTAACACAAGGCAATCAAGGTTTAACGCCATCAACGGCAGCCTTGTCTCTTGGTAGCAGTTATGAGAACAGCACGATCGCTCGACCAGTAGTAAATGATAACACTATAGTCTTTGCTCAAGAGAAGTCTGGGGCATCGGCTCTTTACGAGATGTATCCCACAGGGAATACGGAGCTTAGCTTTGAGGCGACAAACATCTCAGAGCATATACCTAGCTACATTAGTGGCAAGATTGTCAAGATAGAGGCTTCTTCGTTGGCTTCAACGGTGGTCGTGCAGACAGATACAGGCGACAATACGCTTTATATCTATAGATACTACAACCAAGGTCAAAAGCGCGTACAGTCTGCTTGGTCTAAATATGAGCTTGCCTCCGATTACATCAAGGGCGGACACTTTATATCAGACAAGTTCCACCTTATAGAAGGGCATCACGACGGAAGTAGCACGACGGTTGCCGACTGCCATTGGATACTAACCTACATGAAGTTTGACAATACGGACAGCCTTACTAACTCGGTGGACTTGTACTTTAATGTTCCGAGTGGTAGCGTAAACAACTCAAGCTCTGACACCGTTTTAACTATGGACAGCTCTTTTGACATAAGGGATAACACAGCGCGGAAAGCAAAGATAGTTGCCTTTAATAAAACAGACAATACCTCTTATACGGTTGCCGACTCTGGGGCTACTAATGTAGTTACCTTAACAGGGGTCAATCTTGAAACTAGCAATGGTGGCAACGATAGAGCAAACATAGTGGTCGGCTTAAAGTTCACAGCATCATACGAGTTCAGCAAGCAATACATTAAGCGTGGCTCTGCTGACGGCAAACAAACAGCGATTACAGACGGTAGAACGACAAACAAGTGGGTGGAGGTTTACTTTAACGATACCCAGCATTTGACGGCGACTGTCTCATTCCCTACAGAAACAGACTTTAGAGCCTCGTCGGTTAAAACCTACACAGGCTCATTCGCTGGTGGCGGAGTTACAGGCGACCAACCATCTGAGACATCATCCTTGCGCACATCGGTTGCAGCAAGAAATGACTTGCCGACTATCACGCTTAGCTCAGCAACACATCAAACGGTTACGATAACAGGCGCAGCTTTTGAGCTGATGCACACATCTAGGGCATCGAGAACAAATTAGTGAGGCTGCACATCAACCCTAACCCATCATTCAAAGAAGCGCGACAAGTCGGACGCGAACTAAGAGATCAAGAATATGAGCCTCTTGAGGAGTTTGGTCTGTCGCCAGCAGATAGTTGTATGGCTGGGATAAAGAACTCTGAGTATGTGTTTACCATTAACACCGACGGTGGCGACCCGATCGCTCTTATCGGTTTGGTTGAACACCACGAAGAGGAGGACACAGGGATTGTTTGGTCGATGTCTACTAACCGCGTGGCAGAGTATCCTGTTGCTTTCGTGAGAGCCATAAGAGACTTGATAGAAGAGTACGGTGGCTTGTACTCACGTTTAATTTCATTCGCGTTGTCTGACAATCCAAGACACCAGCGTTTCCATACTGTTTTAGGCATGATACCTACAGGGCAAGAAATCCCTATACCGCACACGCCTTTGACCTACAAAGCCTACGAGCTGATAACAGCCAAAGGGCTTAACAAATTATATTATGAGCAGTCCTAGTTTCGTCCTAACAAACACCAAAATGGCTATCGGTATCGCGATTCCATTTATTGCAGTTATTGGATTCTTCTTTTCGCTGAAGGCAGCGTCGGAGTACAACAACGAACGGATTGCGACAAACATCATTGAGATAGATAGGCTTGAAGCTCGCTTAGAGCGTCTGGACGACATGATGGTAGAGAACAATACGAACATTAAGCTTATGCAGAAAGACATAACAATAATCATTGATAGAATGAAGGAGACTGAGTAATGGCTGGCTTTGGAGAAATATTTGGCATGGGTGGAGAGGCAGACTTTCGACACCCTATTGCTCGTGGTCAAGACGGCATGAGTAGTATTGGTAAGCCCTTGATGGACTTCCGAGGCAACCCTCTGTTTGGTGGCGATAAGGGTAACCCTATGGGGCAAGGAAGCTCCTCTATGAACGAAGCTAGGGCTGCTGGTGCGCTTACGCCAGCCGACGACAGCATGAGCATGGAAACAATGGGCGCGATAATGGGAACTGCTCAAGCTTTAAGTGGCTTGGTGGGGCAGTTTGATGCCAGCAAGAATATGCGGTCAGCACTAAAGATACAGCAGATACAGAACAACATCAATGCTAGGTTTGCTAAGTCAAACTTTGGGAGAAGGATGACAGCCTTGATTCAAAAGGGACGCGACATAGAAGAGCAGTCAATGCAACAGCACACGCAACGCGAGGCAGCCTACCAGCGGCAGATGGGTAGCATGAAGGTAATACAGGCAGAACGAGGCATGGCTGGAACATCCGCTACCGAGACTAAAGATGCTTTGACTAGAAGCAACCTACTGGCAGAACACATCCAGCTCAATAATCTTAGGAAAACTCAAAGGTCTTTAATGTATGAGCGCGAAGGACTGTATGAGCAACGACTAGCCGAGGAGCTAGGATTCGATATGTCCAACGCAAACATAGCATCTCAGCTACAAACACCAGCTTGGGCGCAACTATTAGCTGGCGCACCAGACCTTGCGATAGGCGGTTTCAATACTTACTTTAACTT